CCTGTTGTGTGATTTACACAACGAAGAACAAGGAACAAATTGTAGAGAAATACTCACCATCCATGACTAGCACATTTAAGCCAATTAAAGATGTAGGTGAGACCCTAGGGGTGCTTCTGCTGATCGAAATAGCAGGAGGTCAGGGTTCTACAATTGCGACCTCCAAATCGCGCGCAGAGATTCTTCTAATGAAGATTCAGGAACTTAATGCCTTTCGGGGCTTGAGTTTCTTGAATGAATTATCTCTGAATGTTGAAGATCTTTGTAAGTATTGGTCGAAGTACTTACCCTCCGCCACTGGTAGTGATAAAAAGTCACGTCTAAAGTGGAGTGAAAAAGTTTGCCGTCTTCTTCGTACGGAGTGTGATGATTATGTCACACGAATGTCCGAGTTAACTTATTTGTTAACTGGTACTGAATTGTCTCGTTCTGAGATTTTTGAAGAGAGAGAAAAATATTTCTTTCTTGGATTAAGTTTTGGAAGTCTTGCGTCACAATTTAGATACGCGACTAATATGTTATTTGCTCGGTTTCTCAGTACTGATATGCCATCAGTTCCATTATATGGGGCTGTTGGGATGAAGTTCTTTCCGAGGCGGTTGAATGTTTATTTTCGTCAAAGTCTCCTTAATAGGAGAGCAAAACGACTTCGAAAGATGGAAGTGTGTGAACAAGTTTACACGATATTCCAGGGAGTTAAGAAAGGTCTTTTACCTATTAGACCGGATGCAATAGATGCATCACTCCTTAAACACAGTGTTGCTTTAACAAGCAACCCACGGATTTCGAATAAGTTATATGCTCAATTAGAGAGGATTCTTGAGGATGAATTCCCCGATTTGCCCAGGTATGTGGCAAGGGGAGAGGGAAAAGAGAGGCAAGGCAGTTTATCTGTAAAAGCCACAATTGAAAGTGGTTGCCGTAAGGGTGGACAAGTAGGCTACGCGAGGAGTCTCCGATATATTAATGCGGAGAGTGAGGATGATTTCCTCCCGTCCTCGAATGAGCTTTTTGGCCATTTTAGAAACGGACCTGTTGAAGGTCTCATATATGGTGGTGATATCACTGATCGAGAGATCCGTGAGGAGTTAGACTATAATTTGAGATATCAGTCTCCTAAATACGATTGGGTAAAAGTGAGACATATGGGTTACATTCATCCGAAGATGAGTGCTTATCATTATGAATGGCAATTGGTTGCCTATGATGGTATTAATACCCCACGTGTTCGACCTAGTGTCGTAGTGGAGCCTTTAAAAGGTAGGATAATAACAAAGCCTAGAGCAGGTGAATATACTAAAATGAATTCACTGCAAAAGAAACTTTGGAAATATTTGAAAAAGTTTCAACCTTTCATGGTTGATGGGCCGGTGCACGTAGAGAACATTTTCCACGTTGCCCAGTCTTGGGAATTTGGTAAAGGGTTTGTATCTGGTGATTATTCAGGAGCCACGGACAATCTAAAGGGACAAATAAGTGAGTTAATTCTCTCTTATGCTCTCTCTAAGATCCGGGATCCGGTTTTATATTATCAATGTATGCAGAGTTTTCTTCATTCGGAGATTGATTATTCTCTAACTCC